TTCACTTCCGCCCGTGCTCCAGCACGTCCTGGATGTCGGCAGTGGTGTCTAGGATTTCATCGGTCTGGCGGGGGGTCAGACCACTGCCGGTGGTGCGCCAGGCGACGATGGCCATGACGACCATGCCGATACTGAGCAGCACGGTGCGCTCGGTGCCGGATTCCATCGCGGTGACAGCCGACATGCACAACCACATCACGGCCTGCCAGTTCATGCCGGTGTTGGTGGTCATTTCGTCACCCGCTTCAGATATTGCACGGCTAACTCGATGCCAAATCGGGCGGCGGATTCGGTCAGTTGCAGGCCGATCACTTGCAACTCATCGAGGACGCCATGGCGCTTTTCTGCGCTGGCAATTTCCTTTGCGGCCCACCGCTCGACAGTGCCAAGAATACGGGTGAAGACTTCGGATCCGAGGATGAGACTGGCGATCAGGCTGATGGCCTGGGCGATGACGGTATTCATGCGGAAACCCCCTGATGGTTTCCGCCAATTATACTACATGTAGTTGTGTGTCAAGCGGTTTGACACTACATGTTGTGTTACAGACCAGATTTCGCCGCCTGCATCAAGCGCCGGTCGCTGGCAATAGATTTCATCAGGCTTTCACCCATAAGACGCTTTCCATCGCGCTTTAGCGTTTCTTCGGCAATGTCAGCCAGGTCAATGGCCCGCTTGTACTTGCCCTTCCGCACAAACATGATGATCGGCTCCAGTCCGTTGATCTTGTCTCGAAACCAAATACCTGGCGTGAGCGTTGTGCGGTCATCAGGATGCACAACAAAGTATCCGCTGCCCTTATTTTTGCCCTTTTCCTTGCTTCCTGTCGAAAAGCGGACGCGCTTGTTCTGCTGAATCTTCTCTCGCCATGGCTCTTTGAGCAGGCGGCGAATCAATCCGAGGGGTATGTTTCCGTAGCTGTCAAGACTGAGTGACCGGCTTGGAACCATCTGCATCCCTTCCGGCAAGACGCCCATCTTAGTGAACGCACCCTCGGCTTTTTTCCATGCGCGACTGCTGCCGATCAACTCGTGAGCCAGCGCCCGCCTGAATCCGCCCTTCTTGCGTAGCCCTACCCAGGCTTCCGGTGCTTGCTTGCTAGTGGCCTTTTCAACTTCCATGGATCTCAGGGTGAAATTCGGCTTTGGGCGATCAAACTCACTCTGCATTTCGTTGATGGTGTCCTCACGAATCTGAAACGCCAATGAGTTGATGGTCTGCTGCATGGCAAACGGCATCTGTTTAGTGATGACGCCCTGGAAGAAATCGCGAACAGCCTTGCTGTTGTGGGTGACTTCAATTTTCATAGGATCGCGCTCGATGTTCGTTTGGTGGAGTTGCGGTTTTCTGGTGGCTTGGCTCTTTCCTGGACCAGCTGTCTGGCAATCTGCATCAGCCGCCCGTCATGCCGCTTGAGAAATTCAAGACCGGCCACGGCATAGACAAAACAGTCAAAGGCTTCATTCCTTGCGCCTGCCGGTTTCTTCCAGACACGAACTCTGACGCCCTTGGTGTTGTATGTTGTGACCCTTCTTTCGACGGTCAACTGTTTGAAGTAATCGCCAGGCAAGTTCATTGAAAAACTGACGTACTTCGGCAGTTCTGGACTCATGACCGCCAGTGCGGAATAGATGGCGTCCTTTGCGGTATCGACGCCTATCAGTTGCAGCCTTGCGCCGTTGCGAAGTTGCTTGTTCGAGAGCTTGACAGGCCAGATGGGATGATTCCCGGCCCGGCCCTTGATGGCGAAAATGCGTCTCCCAGTATTAGCAGAGACGTAATCGTAGACCTGCTTGGTATGCAGACCGCCGGAGTCGATACAAGCGGCGTTGATGCTCATGACGCGCCCGGTGTCGGTTGGATATTCAGCCTTGAGAATGGCATCCAGTTGTCTCCAAACTTCTGGCGCAGCAGGACTGCCGATCAGTTTATGATGGTGCAAGACCTTGGCCTGCTCGGTGCCGGTGAAACCGATAATGGAGACTTCCAGGCGATCTAGCTGGCAATCGACGCCCGCAGTAAGGCAGACACAGGCATCCGGCACGGCCCTCCAGATTTCGCGGCGGGCCATCAATCCGCCTTCGTCCACTATTTCGCCGCTGCGCTCTTCCCAGCACTGGCCCAACTTCGTGTTGATGAATGATTGCAGCTTGGTTGGATGGCCTTGTGCAGATAGGAACTCGCGGGCAGCATCGGCCCAGGAATACCAGCCGGGAGGCGAGTAAAGTGAGGACAGGTGGAAGCCGATGGTATGGCGGTCGGCGCTGGCTTGTGTGGCCCGCCATTGGCCACGATCCAGCATCATGCCCTTGTGGCGTTCTTCAATCAGCGAGCCGCAATGCTCGCAAGCCAGAGCGGCGGTATCTGGTAAGCCTTCCTGCCAAATGATGCGTTTCCAGTCGATAGTCTGATACTCGTCGCACTCTGGACACGGGACGAAATAGTATTGTTGGTCGCTATCCTCAAACGCTTTCCAGATGCGGGACTGGCCTTCGATAGTCGGTGTGCTGCACAGGAATATCTTGCGGTTGCGCTTGAACGTGCTAGTTCTGGCGATGGCCAAATCCACCGGATCGCCCTCGCCTTCTACGTCACCAGGGTAGGCGTCTACTTCATCCAAGAACAGATAGCGGGCGGGCATTGAGCGGAGGCCGGTTGCGGAGTTTGCACCAGTCATAACCAGCGTCCCGCCAGGGAAGTCCTTTTGGAAAAGTGTGTTTCCTGCATCTCTCGCCCGACTCGGAGCGATACGCTCAACAAGAACCGGCGTCGCGTCGATCATTGGCTGAATCCTCTGCTTGCTGACACGCTTCACCATGTCCAAGGTAGGCTGTACCATCATGGCGGGAGCCGGGGCGTGATGGATGCAATAGCCAAGCCAGTTTGATCCTGTCTCTGTCGCCCCAATTTGCGCCCCCTTGGCAAAGACAACCGTGTGATACGGACTGCCCGTCGAGAGTGCGTCCATAATGGCCTTGAGATAGGGTGTGCGACTGGTGCGCCACGGCCCCGGTTCAGCCGCGCCCTTGCTTGGCAGGATGCGGTAATGGTCGGCCCATTCGGAAACGAGGAGGAGCGGTTCAGGGCGCAGCCGGTCCATGAACCGGACGCGGGCCAGTTCAACTTCCGGCAGCGACTCAACCGCTGATGGGATTGTCTCTTGCATCGGTGATCTGCTCCAGCGCTCGGCGGATCTCGCTTTCGAGGATGGTTTCGATGGTGCGGGCGTCCGACTCAGCGGCGAAGATGGACGAGTAGCGGCCTGGTATGCCCATCAAATGCTCACGGCAGGCAGTCGCGGCTGAATCCAGCACCCGGTAAACCGACTCGATGGCGATAAGTTCTGAGCGCTTTTGCTTGTATTCGAGTTCGGCCAGGTGGGCTAGATAGCTCTCTCGCTTTGCCTTTGCCTCACGAATTTCCAACACGGCATTATGAACGCGGTCCTTGATTTCCTTTGGCGTCTCTTCACCTTTCTTTGGGCGACCGGCTCCAGGGCGCTTTCCGCCAGTATTGGCGCGTTTTCCGCCGTGTCCAGGGAAATCCAATAGCTCAGTCACAAATGGGAAAGCCTTTCATCAAGTTGCGTGCCAGACGCTAGAAAAAAATCGCGCGTTTTTGCACTACCCGCAACAGGCCCATTGGGAGGACCCACGCATTTCAGCCACGCCCTCACCACCACAGCGCCAGCAGCAGCGCACCCAACACACCCAGCGACACAAAGTCCCAGTCAATCATCACGGTTCACCATCGCTTCTATCCTTGCATCCCAATGGTCGAGGAAGATGTCGCGTATCTCAGCGGCGTCTTCCACCTCGGCCAGCTTGGCCAAGTAGTGCTTGGCTTTCTCACCGTCATCATTGGCATCTACCTTCCGACCTTGGCGCATCGAATACTTGATGACATTGCCCTTCAGAAATCCCACCCACTCCTCATGCGTCAGAACGGCCTGCATCACCTCCCACGGCTCAACTGCCATGGTCTTGTAGTGCTGACCGCCGACCTGATAGCTATTTGCTGACTCACTCATCTCGTCACCAATCTCGGCTTACACGTCGTGCAGTGCCACGGCTTCACGGCCTTAGTGCCGCGGTGTGGCTGATAGGACTTGCACCGCTCACAGAAACGAGTGCCGACTTTGCCGGATACACCGAAGCGGCTTTTGACCAGGTTGGGATCATCAAGCGATACGTCCTTTGCGCCGAAGCATTTCATACCTGAAACCCAGC